CAATTCTATAAAGTCAGTTCTTCATAACATAGGAAATGAAAAAATAAACAACACAGAATACTTATTAATAGCTTGTTCACAAGAACCAGCACTATTAGACTGGGACGAAAAGAACAGAGCAAGGTTTGTAGCTACATTTAATATGATTAGGAGGGAGGAATAAATATGGCAGTAAAAGCAGGAGTTGGTACCAAGTTTCAGTATTATGATTCTATTAAAAAACCATTTGCTAAAATACTTGATCCAAATGGTTTATATGGAATTAAATTAGAAGCAGTAAATGCTAATAATGAAAGTATAACATTTAAGGCAACAGGAAGTGATACAGCAACAAGCATAACTGTAACTGTTGATTCTAACGACATCACAGTTACTTATGTTTTAGCACATGGTACTTACTCAACCTCAACAATAACTGAAATAATTACAGCTATTGGTAATAGCACTCCAGCTAACAATCTAATAACAGCAACGGCAATAGGTGATGGATCAAAGGCAATGTTTGACATTACCAAAACACCGTTAGAGAAATATGTATCTTTAGCCCACATAACGAACATTACAGGCCCAAGCATGACTAAAGATACCATAGACACCACAGCTTTGGATACCGTTGGTGGGTATCGAACGTTTATTACTGGATTCAAGAATGCTGGAACATTAACCTTAACAATGATGTTTACAGCAGATGGTTATAATGCTCTTAAAGACTTTTATGATAATGACTTACCACAAAAATTCAGAATTACATTACCAGATAAGGCTACAGATGATGGACATGGAACACAACTTACTTTTGATGGATTAGTAACAGAAATACCTTTAACCATACCGCCAGATGACAAGATAACCTGTGATGTAACTGTTCAAATAGTTGGAACAGTTAACTTAGCAGTTGCAAACTAAAGAAAAGGAGTGATTAGAATTGGCGATTAAAGCAGGTGTTGGAACAACCCTAAAAATGAGTACATCTGAAGCTGGACTAGCTACTGCTAATCCTATTGCAAATATAACGAATATCATAGGCCCTGGAATGTCAAAAGATACTATCGATACTACTGCACTTGATACCACAGGTGGGTATCGTACTTTTATCACTGGATTCAAAAATCCAGGAACATTAACGTTCACATTAATGTTTGATAGCTCTGGATATAAAACCTTAAAAGATAGCTTTGATAGTGATAGTCCGTATTTCATACAAATAGAATTACCTGACAAAGGCACTTTACATGGTTCCAGATTTACTTTCCAAGGACTAGTAACTGAAATACCTTTGACTATACCTCCAGATGACAAGATAACCTGTGATGTAACAATACAGATAAGTGGTTCTGTAACATTTGAACAGGCTGCCTAATAATTAAGGAGGAATGTGTATGAGTGAGAAAGTATTAAGTAAAGAAGACTTTTTAAAACTTCCTAAACCAGTTGTAAAGAAAGTATTTTGTGAAACCTTGGATGCATATGTATACATAAAAAAGATGAGTGCATTGGATTTTGATAATTACAATAATGAAATAATAGAACTAGTTGAAGATGAAAATGGAAACACCAAGATACGTCAGAATTTGAAGGGTGTTAAGCTCAAATTCTTAGTATACACTCTATGTGATGAGAAGGGTAACAGACTTTTCAAAGATGACGAATATGTAAAGCTTGGTGCTTTGGATAGAGAAGTCATTGATGAGTTGTTTCAGAAAGCGTCAGAATTGAATGAAATATCTGAAACTGAAAAAGAAAGATTAGAAAAAAACTCACGTACGGAGCAGGAAGGCGGTTTGCCTTTAGGCTAGCTTTAGCCCTAGGTTATCCACATCCTGATTTCCTGCTCAGTATACTTACACCAGAACAATTTGCAGAATGGCAAGCTTTCTACAAGCTGGAACCGTGGGGATTCCAAATAAATGATATGCAGTTTAGCTTCACAAGGAAAATGATGGCAGATGTGATGGGTGCTAGAAAACGAGGAGATCAACCAATAACAATAGAAGATGTTTCGTTATCTAAACTATTTTCTGATAAAAGAGCACCCAAGAGCCAAAGCATAGATGAGATGAAAGCCATTTTATATGCTTTGGCTGGAAAGGAGGAAAATAATGGCTGAGCAATCAATTGGTGCCTTAATAGCTTTTATAGGAGCAGATGTTAGCAGATTACAAAGGGCTGTTCAAAATGCTGAGCGAATGCTTAAGAAGTATGAAGA